GAAACCGCCTTGCCGTCTTTTGATAGCACATAGCTACCGGTAATATGTCCGATGATGTCACTCTCATCGTGCATAAAGTTGAATTGTTTGTCTTCTGGCGTGTTTCGCGCTGCCCAAGTCGCCTGTGGCATAAACACGTCATCATTTTTGTTCCAACCGCAAGAAACCAAAACAGATTCTAGATAGTATAAATCTATTTGGTCTTTGTTTTCTGCAACCGCTTTTGCGATGACCTCTTGTGGCGCATCAGATTTGAAAACGGCCTCAGAACAGTATGCAACACTAGCCGTACTCTTTACGAGTTCGCCAATGCCGTCATTTATTTCGTTTTGGAATATTTTAATTGTCATGTATCACCTCTAAGAATTATACACGAAAAAATAATTTTTATTTAATTATGAGAATTATCTACCTAAAAAGTACTCAACATACGCTGATATAGCGTGTCTTTTGTAATCCTCTATATTCATATTTTCTGGACTAATTTTACCAGAGTTTAGAATATTAGAGAAATCTTGTGGCATTCTCTTGTTAGAAGCAACTGTCTTGCAGATGTCATCTTCAGATATATCCGACATGGCAGTTGTGTTTAAAAGAACATGTAATTTAAGTCTTTCAAGCTCTCTTACCTGAGATTTTGTTAGACCTCTCATGTTTTTCTTTTTGTGGATTCCCAAGTAAGCACTATTTAAAGTGGCTGATATTTTGTCAAATGTTTGATTAGTCCAAACTATAAACTCAGCAACTCCGGGTTTAGACCTTGGTGTATCAACTCTTTTCTTTCTTGGCCCTTCGTCAAGACTTGCTGGAGGTCTACCATTAGGATTTATTGGTTTTTGAGACTCTTTTTTCTCTGCTACCTTTTGGTTCACTTTTGCCTGCTTGTCTATTTTCTCAAGCTCCTGACCATGATTAGGATTATGAAATGGACTAGCTTTTTCTGGTAAGTTGTCTGAATCTCTAGCTTTATCCTCTCTGCGCAGTCTCATTTTCTCAACACCCGGAACTTCTTTAAATCTCTCAAGCACTGTTTCATGAGATATTATGTCTCTATCAGCCAACTGTATAAGAAGGTTCTTTTCTGTTGACTCATCAGACAGGCTCATTTGATCGTAAACAATATGCGGAGACTTTCTAAAGCCCATAGCTTTTCTAACGATCTCGCACTCTTGCTCCCAGAACTTGGTAAGCTGATCTCTTCCGTATTGCAGTCTTTCTACAAGTGTTTTTAGGGATATGAAATTATTTGTAAATCCGCCGCCATTTCCAGCCATGCCTGTGAGAGTTGGGGGAACACCTAGTCCAGCATAGATACTATTGAGAACAGAGTTGTATTTTTCTGAACCTAAAAATTTGTACACCTGACTGTTTGACTCTGTGTAAGAAAGCTCTGGACCCCAAACCAGTTCCATCGTACCTCCACCAACATTACTCGCAAGGATGTCTCTAAGCTTGTTGATTGCGGCTTTATTTGGAAGAATCTTATGATCTAAGTTACCAAGTGTCCACAGTCTAATATTAGAAATAGCCCCATCTAAGGCAGAAAGGTCGGCAAGCCTCATTTTTTCCAACATGATAATATCGTCAAGGATTGCATATATAAGAGGGTTTGCCCAGTTTGTCCAGTCATCTTTTTTGTAATAAAATACAGAAACTCTTTCAGGGTCTAGCTCAACCTTTCTAGCGCCTTGTTTTATTTTCTCTTTTAGTTCTGGAGGCAACGTATCAATTACGTGTGCAGGTATAGAGCCATCTTTAAAATTATCCAGCACAGAGTGTGTTCTTATTTCAAATCTATGCCTACCCAAGAAAAGGTTTAGCTGACTATCTTTCATATCAATAGAAAGAGGATTAAAATAATTGTATCTCCAAGGAATTTGACCTTTTTCAAATTCAGGGACTTCCACGGTTATATCTTTACCCATCGACTTGATGTATTTTGTCACATCGGGTGTAATATTCGCATAACTTCTATAAGCGATCACCTGACCAGACCTGTAAAGTAGGTTTGCAAATCTTTCAGATCTTTCTTTGCCTTCACATTTTTTAAACCACTGTTGGTAGAATTTTTCTACGCTTTTGTTTTCGTGTACAATGTTAATTCCTTGACAAGTAAAATCACCCATCAAATCAATCACATTCCTAATAATTCCTACCTTATCGTAAGCATCCATGCACATTTTAATAATGCGCTTTTGTTTGTGTGGTACTTTTTCGTCTGGCCTGAACGCATGATAATCATGACTTGTGAACCCCGGTCTTACAGACCTATTTGTTTCTATATCTTTAAAATCTCTATAGTGACTAGCTTTTGATACACCGGCATAGCTTTCGCCAGCTTCAGAGAATTGTTGGAATGCTGTTGCTCTACTTGAAGCGTCAGAATCGTTCCAAGTTATTAGAGATTTTTCTTGGTTCATCTTGTCCCTTTATAGGTAATTGGAATGCATTTCAATTGTTATTGTATTATACACAAATTAGTAAATATCTTTCATGCTATCCGTAAACCAATTTGGGCCAGAGTACATATTTTGTTCATTTTTTTGTTTTGAGTCAGTAGGAAGGGTAGAAGCAAAGCCTCCAAAGAATTGGTATTGCTCAGGCGTTATCGCTCTGGCTATTCTTCTAGCTGCCATGTTAGCCATAATTAAAGAGGAGTACCTATCTTTTCTCATCTTACTTTTCTTTCCTGCCGCAACAATCACTTCGGGTGTATCCCACCTGTCTCTACCGGAAGCAGTTTGAGTCATCTGGATCATAGAAAGTTCGTCTTTGAGTTCTTCTATATCCATAACACACTCTTCTAGGGTGTCATACATCCTACCCTTCATTCCATCTTCTATGTTTGATATACCAACAGTTATTGAGTCAAATCTCGGAAATAGTATAACTTGATCTTCTAGGTCTTTTCTTAATCCGTGATTAGCTTCTGCAAGCCAGTCATACTTTGCAAATTGACACATCTCTAAGATATGTAATCCACGCTGGTCGTCTGTATCTTTAGGTTTGTCTTCGTCTATTACAGGCCAGATTTCTATTTCTCCTTCTTGTATCTTATCTTTATCGTGTAGCGACTCCATCACTGCTATACCACCACCCTGCGCGTCCATAGCAATATGAATACAGGGAAAAAGCTTCATAAGATCTCTGATTTTCCTAGCGCAGTATGAGTAAAAGTCTGTTTCTGTAGAGTATCCTCTTTTTACTTTCTCTTTGTGTTCTGATCGGTTTGTAGTCCAACAATGTACTATGCGTCTGTGATCTTCATTTAACTCTAAAACAATAATACTAAAATTATCAACCTCGGAAGCAGGGTCAACACCAAATACATATTTCTTGTTTGGGTCTCCCATAAGTTTTGCTTCAAAGATAATATCATTGCCCTTATTGTCTTTTGTTGGCTTTTTATCGTCCACTACACAAGACTCTATCAAGGATCTCTTGAAGAAGCCCTCTGAGTCGCGCGTAAACACTGCCCCGAACTCCATCTGATAGATACCAGCGTGAACCGTAGCCTTAGACCTAGCGACCTGTGAGGCATCCATAAAGCCATCTGGTAACAATTCGTAAGGTATTCTCATTATTGAGTACTCTGTCCAGTCAAAATTATCTGGAACATCTTCTCCACCAAATACTTCTCTTAGTTTGTTTTGCTCTCCTTTGCTTTTTATTATAGACTTCCACCTTTTCCAGTATGTGGCAAAGTGATTGAAGTCGTAGTAAGCTGTACCAGAAAGTATAATTTGGTTATCTTTATCTTCTAATTTATTTTCGTCTTTATCCTCAATTTCTATACCTAGCTCTTTTGCTTTTTTCTCTGCCGCTAAACGTTTAACATTCTCGATAGGGTCTGAACTTACAGCAGCAAAACCTGCAACAACCGTTTCAAAGATATCGCGAGGAATAGAAGCAAATTCGTCAGAGATAATATCATTAGCTCTTTGACCCCTGATTTTTTGTCCGTCGCCAAGAGGTAGGCAAGTAACGCGAGAATCATTAATACGCATAACACAACGATCAACATCTCTACGGGGTCCAGAGTTGCCATCGCATATGTCCCTTAAAATTGGAGAATTGTTCCAAATGGTTTCCATATACTCAAAAAGAACTTTAGATTGTCTAAACGCAGCGCCTACGACCACGACTTTTCTACCGGGAAGTATGAGCGCTCTCAACATACAGTAAAGAGATAGCATAAAGGATTTACCAAAACCACGACTTGCTATAAGCATAGGAAACTTTCGGTTCCACAACTCGTATAGAATAAGCGCTTGAGATGGTAAAAGTTGTATATTGAATATTTGCTTGACTAGAAAAGAAAAGTACTCTGGTCTGGTCATCAACCAAGTTAATTTTAGATGAAAATCATCTTCAGAT